GCCGTCACCTACGCCGACATGCTTGCCGACGTGCTCAGCCGCGCTGGCGACGCGGCTGTCGAGCTGGCTGCAATTGCCGACGCCCGCGGCATCGCCGGCAGCGCCTGCGAGCGGGCCTACGACGCACTGACCATGGAAGGACAGCCATGACCTCACCCCTTGACCACATCCGCGCGGCTGCCGTGATGTGCGCCGGCTGCGATCCCGAGGCCATCGTCCCCGAGGCCCGGCTCGATGCGCTGGGCGTGGACAGCCTCACCCTGGCCGAGTGCCTGTTCTACCTGGAGGACGCCGGCGTCAAGGTGGCCGAGCCGAATGTCAAGCCCGAGACGGTGGCCGATCTGGTGGCCCTGATCGAGCCGGCGCCATGATGGTCCAGGCCATGCACGCCGAGCTGCTGGGCTACCTGCAGGCGCTGATCTGGGCGGGCATCGCAGTCGTGTGCGGCGTCGTTGCCGCGTTCGCGGGTATCAGCGCCGCTGGTCACTTCTTGGAGAGCTGGCATGGCGACGAAGACCCCGGTCATTGAAATCTACCGCGACCCCGCTGGCGACTGGCGCTGGCGCCTCCAGGCCCGCAATGGTGAGGTGCTGGCCAGCGGCGAGGGTTACAAGACGCAGGCGGGCGCGCAGCGTGGGGCGGTGGCTTTCAAGCGCAACGCAGCGGCGGCCGTCGTGGTGCTGACATGAGCGCGCTGTCGAAAATCCTGCGCAGCGCCACGGACGGCCGCCTGACCTGGTGGTGCCCTGGATGCAACGGTGCCCACCAGGTGCCGGCAGCGATCCGCCAGGCGCCGGTGGCCGTGCCAGACCCGGGCGACCCGGACTGGACGCCGCCACACGAGTACTACGAGGCCCGCGATGGCGCATGGTCCTGGAACGGCAGCGCCACGCGCCCGACCTTCCAGCCGTCAGTGCTCGTGCGCTACGAGGGCACCGATGCAGGCAAGGACGGCGCGCCTCCTGCTGTGTGCCACTCGTTCGTGGTGGATGGCCGGATGCAGTTCCTCGGCGACTGCACCCACGCGCTGGCCGGCCAGACCGTACCGATCCCGGAATGGCCGCGCCCGAACTACGGCGGGGTGTGACGTGAGCGCGCTCTCGGCCCTGCTCGGAGCGGCTTGGTATCTCGTCGGCGTGGTGGCGCTGATCCTCGTGGCGGCGGTCGTCGTCAGGAGTTGGCCGCGCGGGAAATGACCACTGGATATGAGACACGTCTCATAAGGCGTCTCATATTCGCATTCGAGAGCCAGAAAGAGCAACGGCCTGCATCGCTGCAAGCCGTTGATTTCACTACTGAATTTTGGCTCCCCGACCTGGGCTCGAACCAGGGACCTACGGATTAACAGACTGACGCTGACGTGCTCCCAGGCGATCTGGCCGTCCTCGAGCCCGCCATCAGATGCGACGACCTTGAACGGCGCCTTGCCAGGGTAGCTGGGGATGAAGAACGCGCCGTTGTTGCCGTTGGCCTCGGTGCTGGCCATGAAGCCCTTGCGGATGCGGAACTGGTTGGGGATGTGGAATGTCATGCCTTTTCTCCCGTGAACCAAGTGATGTCGAACTCCATCGAATCCAGGCCGCCGCAGTGGCCCAGCAGCTCGCGCCCGCTGAACCCGACCGAGCCCTCAAAGACGTGCACGCCGTAGTTAGCGGTGCTGGTGACCACGCCATCGCTGTTGATGCCCAGCAGATTCACGGTGCGGTCAGTGAGGCCGACGACGATCCAGTAGTGCGTCTTGCCGCCGCCCTTGCATGGGTAGACGTTGCCGATGCGGACGGTGGTGTCGATCGTTGGCCGCGGTGCTGGCTGGGGAATCGTGAACTTCATGCGAACAGTCCCTTCTGTGGCGCGCTCTCGCGCTCCTTCGCTGCAGCCTTCTCGGCCTTGGCCTGGCGGAAACGCTCCGAAGTGGCGCGCATCTCTTCGACCCATGCTCGATACTTGGCACGCTCGCGCTCTTTGAGCATCTGCTGCAGCTTGGGCATCAGGTAGCGCCGAAAGCCCGGGTGGCGATAGAAGGCTCCGATGTGCGGGAACCTCGGGGTCACGCGGGCGCACGGGTGCAGGTCGGGGTCTCGCGCAATCCAGAAGGCCAGCGTCTTCGCGCGCTTGACCAGCGGATCGTCCGGCTGCCGGCGTCGCGCGACCTGGCGGGCCTTGCGGATGGCCTCGGCCTCGTGGCCGCGGGAGCGGTCGATGCTCATGATTCACCCATCACGATGTTGCGGATGGTGCCGATGCACTCGTGCGAGCCCATCAGCGGCTCGATCACGTTCATGAAGCTCAGCTTGGCGTCGCCGCACTTCACGATGGCCGTGGACAGTGCTGCCAGCGCCGTCGCCAGCGCGTCTGCGGCCTCTTGCTCTTTGCGGTCCATGGTCATAGCGCCGGCCCCATAGGAGACGAGTAGTGCGTCACCTCGCCGCTTGCTGGGCCGCCGGTGCTGGCATCGCGCCACACCTCGCCATCCCACCAGCCCGCCGCCCAGTCGGCGTCTCCGTCTTCGTAGACGATCCACAGAAGCAGCGTCGTGTCGGCGTCGGGCGGTGGTGATGCGGGCAGCCACTCGAGCGCCTCGATGAGCGGCTCGGGTCCGGCCAAAATGATGCGGGGCTCTGGTGCGTTCATGCGAAGGCCTTGGTGAGTTGCCCGTTCACGCAGTGGCCGCGCCGTCTCACCGCATTGGCGAGCCTGGCGCGATCGGCGTGGCTATGGCTGGCCTGACGGAACAGGCCAAAGGTGGAGTTGACCGAGGCGAACACGTCTGCCTCGGGCTGCTGCAGCGTGCGCTGGATCGATCGCTCAACGGTCCCCGGCCTGGTCGTCCGTCGCCATGGCTTGATGACGTGCCCAACGAAGTCGACACCGCGATCGACCGGCTGCAGGATGGTTTTTGAGGGGTTCAGCGCCACATGCAGGCGCCGCGGCAGCCAGGTCGTGATGTCGGCCAGCGCGGCGTTCAGCCAGGCGGTGCTGTCGCTCAGCAGGATGAAGTCATCGACGTAGCGCACGTAGTGCGGCGCGCGCAGGCGATGCTTGACGCGCTGGTCGAGCGCATCCAGGAGAACGTTGGCGAAGAACTGCGACGACAGGTTGCCAATCGGGAGCCCGTGATCAGCCGGCGCGTTGATCAGCCGCTTGTGCGGCGGCACTCGGGCCAGCAGCTCGGGCCGGCCGCGCAACTCAAAGTCGGCGCGCGGGTCGTGCATCAGGATGGTCTCGGCCAGGCGCATCCACCACGGCTCGGTCACCTGTGCGGCGAGCTGGGTGCGGATGACATGCTTGTCGATCGAGACAAAGAAGTTGGCCAGGTCGCACTTGAGGTGGTGCGCCGGGCGCGACCAGTTCTGCGTGATGCTGCGGATCTGGTGCTCAAGTCGGCGGGCTGCGTACAGCGTGCCGCGGCCCGGGATGCAGGCGCAGCTGTCGGCCGTGAAGCGGGCGTAGAACCTGGGCGAGACGCGGTTGTACAGCAGGTGGTGCACCACGCGGTCGCGGAACTCGGCGGCCCACACCTCGCGCGGCTTTGGCTGGGTGATGACAAAGCAGATCGACTGGCCCGGCTGGTAAGTGCCGGCGATCAGCTCGTCGTGGAGGTCGCACAAGTTGCGCTCGAGATGGGCCTCGAACGCGAGTGCGCTGGCGCTCGTGCGCTTGTTGCGGCGGCAGTCGAGGTAGGCGACCACCAGTTGCTCGAACAAGTCTGGATCTGCGGACGGCTCGGGCGCGGCCCTCAAAGCTCTTGTTGTTGTTGTTCTGGTTGCCGTTGTTGAAGTTCTGATTCCAGGCGTACGAGCTGTGGACGCGCTATCTACGTCGCCCAACCGAAGGCTTGCGCCGATCGGCGGGGTAACTGCGCCGGACCTGTCCTGCGCGTCGGCAGCGGTCTCAGTTATGCGCATGGCGGTGGCCTTGTGGGCCAGCGGCGAGACCAGATTCAAATTGCGCACGGGCATGAGAGCCTTGACTGTCATGCTGCAGGCGCCCTGTTCGCGGAAGACTTGAGCCACCCACCACCTTGCTTGCCGATGCTGTCGAGAAGCGCTACCGACTGCGCCCACAGGCTGGTCGAGACGTAGCGGCTGTCGTGGCTGACGCGCAGCAGCACGGTCGCTGCGCGAAGACAGCGCATCAGGTCACGGATGTATGCCGCACGCTCGCCGCGCTGGGTCGCATTGGCCAGCGCCATCAGATCGAGCATGTCGACGCAGTATTGGCTGATGCGATCTCCCAGCGACCGCTTCACGGCGCGCGGCATC